AAGGTTGGACAGGATCTTGATGACGCGACAACAAGAGTAACGCAAGAACCAGGATCTAATACATTCAGGAATCTGTCGGTCGCAAACGTGATGGGTGCTATTGCTGGCAAATCAATGTTTGGTGATGTTCCGGCAGTCTTGCAGAAAGTTGCTGCTCCGATGAACTGGCTATACAACGGCACAGATGATCAGATCAGAGAGGTAATTGTTGACGCTATGCTTGATCCGAAACTTGCTGCTAGGCTTATGCGTAAAGCAACGACCGCAGAAATGGTTCCGTTGTCGCAAGAACTTCAGAAACGCGCACTTAAACTTGGCTACGGTCAGGTGTTTGGTCTGACTGAGGAATAATCATGGCAAAGACAAAGATCTCCGAGTTTGACACTAACCCAGACCTTAACACCGACATTAACTCTATCAACATCGCAGAGGGTTGCTCACCTGCGAACATAAACAATGCCATCCGACAGTTGATGGCTGATCTGAAAGAGTGGCAGAACGGCTCTCAGGACAAGTACATTGCGCCGGCAGGGACTGCTGCTGCTCCATCGTGGACGTTCAACGGTGATCTTGATACCGGCTTTTACTCTGGCGGTGCAAACATCGTCGGTGTGGCCGCGAATGGTGTATCTGTCGGTACGTTCACCTCTGCTGGGTTTGTTGGCAATGTCACTGGAAACGCATCTGGTACTTCTGCTAATGTGACTGGTACTGTTGCTGTTGCTAACGGCGGAACCGGAGCAACTACACTTGCATCTGGTCAGTTTCTGAAGGGTGCAGGAACGTCTGCTGTTACGACATCAGCAACTGTTGCGCTAGGGTCAGAGGTTGCTGGTACGTTGCCTGTTGCAAACGGTGGCACTGGTGCGTCTGATGCTGGTACTGCTCGCACCAATCTCGGTCTTGGATCTATTGCCACCCAATCATCAGGCAGTGTAACGATCACTGGTGGGTCAATTACTGGCATCACTGATCTTACTGTTGCTGACGGTGGTACTGGAGCGTCTAATGCTGGTACTGCTAGGACGAACCTAGATGTGCCTTCTAGATCAGGTGCTGATGCTAGTGGGACTTGGGGTATTAGCATCACCGGCAATGCTGCGACTGCTACTACTGCCACGACCGCATCAAACGGTGGTGTTACAAGTGTCAACGGTCAGACAGGTGCAGTGACGCAAACGTCGGTAGATTCAATCGGTAGTTATGTCGTCGCTTTGTATGTCCCAGGCACGCATCCGGGGACAAATGCTTACTCACTCAGTGTTGGTGACGCTGTTTCTGGAAGCAACCTGCGGTATAACTTTACTGGTAATGCGTTTTATGGACGCTCTGATTTTAGTGGTGGAAGAACAAGAGATGCATCCGCAACGTATGACGGAGGTGGTACTTCCTTGTCTGGATCTTGGAGGTGTATGGGCAGACCTGGGTACACTTCTGAGTTTATAGATCCTGACACAAGATACGGTTGGTGGCCCGGTCTTTTTGTCCGTGTTTCATAAGGTTAAAACATGAGCGAAGTAGAACAACTCCGCGCACACGTTGAAAAGATCGAGTCCAAGGTTGATGAACTAAACAACTCGATCAAAGACCTTGCAGAAGCCTGGAGAGCAGCACAGACGCTTGTTGCGTTTATGAAGTGGCTTGCGGGTATCGGTGCTGCTTTGCTGGTGATGAAAGCAGCCTGGGATGGGTGGATTAAATAATGCTCGATCCAGTCAGCCTATTAGCTACTGCAACAGCGGTCTTTAACGGACTAAAGGCTGCTGTTGAAGTTGGCAGAGAGGCTGAAGATATTTTCGGTCAGCTAGGAAAGTGGGCTGGCGCTGTTGCTGATCTACAAGAGTGGATGCGGACAGAAGAGGAAAACGCCAACAAACCTCCTCCATTGTTTAAGAAACTGGTGTTCGCTAAATCAGCGACTGCTGAAGCATTCGATGCGTATGCTGCGAAGATTAAGATTGCTCAGATGGAAGAAGAGATCCGGCACATGTTCACTTTGGGTGAACTGTGGTGGCTTGGGAAAGAAGGCTACAACGAATTTATTATGATGCGGAGGGGCATCAAAGAGAAGCGGGAAAAGATGGTCTATGAGCAGATCCGCAGACGCAAGAAGCTGATCAGACTTGTGACCGACTATGCCTTCATTGCAATGATCGTATTTACTGGCGGGTTGATCCTGTACCACATCATTGCATTCGTGATCGAGCAATCATGACAAACGATGAAATTGAGGTTCGTGTTTGGGCAATCATCACCTTGTCGCTGACCGGCATTCTAGTTGTATCTGTGCTGACGATTCTTGGTGGTGTTCTGTTTGTGGAACACGACATGGATCGGATTAGCCCGATTGACGAGGCTTTTCTCGCAATCTTGAAAGACATCATGCTGCTCTGCATTGGCGCAATCGGTGGTGTCGTTGGTCGCAAGTCTTTATCTACAGCATTGGAGAAGCGCAATGCTTCCAGCGTTGACAGCACTACTTCCGTTCGCAACCAAGATCCTTGATAAGGTTGTTCCTGACTCGGAGGCCAAAGCTAAAGCCCAGGCTGAACTGGCTCAGTTAGAGCAGTCTGGTGAATTGGCAAAGATGGCGAATGAGACGGAACTGTTTAAGGCAGAGCAGCAGAACCTGACAGATCGTCATGCTGCTGATATGAGGTCTGACAGTTGGCTGTCAAAGAACATTAGGCCGATGACGCTGATCTTCATTCTTGCTGGCTACTTTACGTTTGCAATGATGTCTGCATTCGGCAAAGACACAAACGAAAGTTACGTTCAGCTTTTGGGGCAATGGGGTATGTTGATCATGTCGTTCTATTTCGGTGGTCGAACCCTTGAGAAAATCATTGACATGAGGGCAAAGAAATGAAGTTTGACATCTGCTTTCAGATGGTAATTAAACATGAGGGTGGATTCGTTGAGCATCCGCAAGACCCTGGTGGTATGACTAACCTCGGTGTTACGAAAGCAGCGTGGGAAGAGTATCTTGGTCGAGAGGTGACAGAGCAGGATATGCGTGATCTCACTGTTGAAACAGTCAAGCCGTTCTATCGAAAGAACTACTGGGATCGTGTGCGAGGCGATGACCTGCCTCCTGGTGTTGACTATGCTGTGTTCGACTTTGCTGTGAACTCTGGTGTTGCAAGAGCCTCTAAGATGCTTCAGGAGTGCGTAGGAGCCACAAAAGACGGGTCTATTGGCCCCAAGACCGTCGAAGCTGTAAAGGCTCGTAATGCGGCTGAATTGGCGCAGGAAGTTTGCGACAAGCGTCTGGAGTTTCTCCAGAGCCTGCCGCACTTCCCGACATTTGCTAGGGGCTGGACACGTAGAGTGTTGGAGGTTGCTAAGACTGCGGCTGAGCTATCTCGATGAGCTTGTCGATATACCATTTAGCCTTTCGCAGATCCTCAACTCCGTTCTTTTGCTTCCACCTCCACAGGTACTTGATTGCGTTAGCTGTGCAGAACGACTCTAAACCGTGGAGGTCATGACACGCAGCGGTTAGTGCGTCGATGCACTCGACATGACCTTTGCGGTAATGCTTTGGATTGATTGGATCAGAATGGGAGGTCATCATCATCCCCAGGCTGTCGAGATTTTTTCGGAGCGTCATCCTGGCGAGGCTCAATCAGGCTAGCCCAACCATCCCAACCGACAGGGATGGACTCAATCTTGAGCGACATCCTGCCTGCTTTGGTTTGGATGACTGTTCCGATCCTGATCCACTTGGTCTTTTCTGACCCGTCTTTGGCTGTGTACTTCTCACCTGCTGCGGTTACTTCGTATAGGACTGGCATCTGTTGAACTCCTGTTGAACATCGTTGAGAAACTTGATCACACCCTCTTCCAGTTTGGCAATCTCCTCCTGCTTGGGCTCAAACCTGACTACGAATAATTGCAGGTGTTCTGGAAGCCTGTCATCGAACGACACGAAATCGCACCACTTCCTGCCTGTGCAGGCAAGTTGAGCCAGCATCTGCCGCTTGTACTTTGTCGGAACTTTGCCTTCTAGGATGTAGT